CGGCGTCGATCAGAACCTCATCAAAGAATCCCAAGCGCTACTGCTCACGTTCAAGGACATCGCCTCGAGCGCCGACGAGGTCGGAGGCGCATTCGACCGCGCCACCCAACTAACCCTCGACATGGCATCCGCCGGCTTCGGCTCGGTCACCGATAACGCAAAGCAGCTTGGCAAAGCACTCAACGACCCGATCGCCGGCCTGACCGCGCTTCGTCGTTCTGGCATCCAGTTCACGAAGGCCCAGCAGGACCAGATCCGCACCCTCGTCGAGTCCGGCAACGTCCTCGAGGCGCAGACAATGATCCTTGAGGAGATCGAGAACCAGGTCGGTGGCACCGCGGCCGCGACCGCGAACTCGACCGACAAGATGAAGGTCGCGTTCAGCCAGGCATCCGAATCGATCGGTATGGCGCTCCTGCCAGCCGTCGAAGCGCTCCTGCCTATTGTCATCAAGTTCGCCGATTGGGCAAGTCAGAACACCGAAATCATTATCGGTTTGGCCGCGGCGATAGGTGGCCTGTCCGCCGCAATCGTTGTTGCCAACTTCGCTATGAAGGCATGGGCCGCAGCTCAAGCGATCGCCACAGCCGCTCAATGGGCGTTCAACGCCGCCCTGACCGCTAACCCCATCGGTATTGTTGTCGTGGCCGTAGCGGCCCTTGCAGCCGGTCTGGTGCTTCTGTACCGCCGCTTCGAGAGTGTCCGAAAGATAATCAAGGCGCTCCTGGCGCCGCTCAAGGCCGCAGCTGACGGTGTCGGCTGGCTCGCTCGCAAGCTCGGCATCGTCGGCAATGAGATCGAGGAGAACTTCACGCCCAGCGTCGACGAAGCTCGCAAACAAGCCGGCGACATGTACGCCAGCGTCCGCGAAGCATCCACTGGCCTTGAGGATCTTGAAGACACCTCGGACAGCGCAGCTGTTGCCCAAAAAGATTTGGCGCGCTCCGTCAACGCGGTTTACGAAGAAATCAAGCAACTGAACCCCGAGCTCGTCCGGATGCTTGAAGTGCTTGACGTCGAGGACGACATCGAGGCGCTTCGTAACGAGTTCGACAACTACAACGAAGTCATCGCTGAATCTTCCGATAATGTTCGCGAACTTCAACAAGCCGAACGAGATCTCACCCGCGCAATCATCGAAACGCTGAACGCTCACGGTTTGCTCACCCTGGCATTTGCCGAAGAACTCAAAATCAAGATCGATACCGGCGACCTCGACGCCGCATATGCCTCCGCGCTTCGCGTCCTTGACGCTTTCAACAAGGTCAAGCAGGTAAGCGCCGGCGTCACTCCCTCGACGTATGTTCCGCCGCGCGACGAGCTCGGGTTCTTGTCGGCCCCGCCAGTCGCCTCCACCACGATCACGCCGGTCGCCAGCATTACTCGAGCACCATCTGGCGCGGTCCAAAACGTCACCGTGAACGTGTCGACGATCAATCCGACCCAAGAAGTTGGCGAAGCCGTGGTGACCGCGATCCGTAACTACAACCGCACCAGCGGTTCAGCACAGTTCGGAGTTAGCCGGCTGTGACCGCCACCATTGTTCAGTCGGGCGATTACAAGCTCGAAATCGACACCGGCGCACCAGTACAAGCGTTCCGGCTCGATGACGCCGTACGCGGCGTTCTAGACGGCACCACGTTTGTTCTGGACGGCCTCACCGACTTTGCTGACGTGACCGACGGTGCTCGGAGCATCCGAATCAAACGCGGACGCCGCGACATTGCGGACCAGTTTGGCGCCGGCACGATGACGTTCGTTCTCGATGACACGGCGGCTGGCGGCGTGTTCAACCCGTTTGCTACGGATTCGCCGTACTACGACCCTGATAACGACAAACCAGGACTAGCTCCGATGCGCCTGGTGCGCCTGTATCGCGAATCCGAGCTGCTGTTCGTCGGCCGAATCATCGATTACGACTACAACTTCGCGCTTGACGGCGACGACACAGTGAGCGTCACCTGCGCCGACGACTTCTATCTACTCGCCCAAACCGTCACCGATGAAGTCCACATCGACAAGGAACTGTCCGGTGCTCGGATCGAAACCATCCTCGATCTGACCGAGGTCGATTACCCGACAGGAGCGGCCCGCTCAATCGCCACCGGCACCGTCGAACTGGGAGGCCACACCGGTGGAGGCGGCGGAGGCCACGACTACGATCTCGACCTCGGCCAAATCGTCTTGGACTACCTGCAGCTCGTTAACGAAGCCGAACAAGGCCGCTTGTTCATCGACCGCGAAGGCGTGTTGACTTTCGAGAATCGGATCGGCGCCACCCTGTCAGCACCGGCCGCCGCTTTCCGTGATGACGGCACGAACTACCCGTACCGAAACGTCGACATCTCCTTTGGAGCCGACAAAGTCGTCAACCTGGTATTCGTTCAGTCGCTCGGCAACGACTCTGGCACAGCTCAAGACACCGACAGCCAATCCGAATACTTCATCCAGTCTCTTGCCGTCACCGGCTCACTACTCGACACCGATGCCGCCTGCGAAGCGCTCGCCACTTATCTGCTGAACCCTGACCCTGAGCCGACGTTCACCGCGATCGAGGTCGCGTTCGCGCAGCTCTCCGACGCGCAACGTGACGTCGTCGCCACGATCGACATCGGCGACACCATCAGCATCGAGAAATCGTTCGTCAACGGCGCCTTGACCACACAACTCGCCCAAGAACTCGCGGTCGAAGGCGTCGAACATTACATCGACACTTTTGGCGGTCATGTCGCCCGTTTCTACACAAGCCCCACCACGATCGTGTTCGAGCTGATCTTGGACGATGCCGTCTATGGTGTGCTCGACGCCGACAATGTTCTAGGATAAGGAGCACCTATGGGAGCCAACGCCCAAACCTCTGTACCGGCTTTCACCTCAGGTCAGGTGTTGACCGCCGCCCAGGTCACTCAGATCAACACCGGCATCCCCGTGTTTGCTTCCTCCACTGAGCGTGACGCGGCGTTTGGTGGGACTGGTGAGAAGACGCTGGCTGAGGGCCAGATGGCTTATCTCGAGGACACGAACGCGACCCAGTATTACGACGGCAGCTCTTGGGCCGCGGTCGCTGGCGGCAAGATCCTGCAGGTCGTGTCAGCGTCTTACTCGACAACGACGACGAGTTCGTCGACATCGTATGCAGACACCGGTTTGACCGTGAACATCACACCCACGGCCGCAACTAGCACCATTTTGGTTTTAGTCTCTCAGAACGGCTTGTTTAAGAACACCGGAAACGCTGGCAACGCCATCGCTCTGCGACTGCTTCGGGATGCCACAACCATTGCGACTTTTGCAAATCTAGCAGGCTGGACAGACTCAAATCTGAGAAACACCCTCGGCGGGGCCAGTCTCAACTATTTAGACTCACCTGCAACTACGTCTGCGATTACTTACAAAACACAGTTTGCCAACGATGTCGCCGCTGCCGATGTACGAGTGCAATACAACGACGTGATGTCCACCATTACAGTGATGGAGGTTTCAGCGTGACCGATTACGCCGCCGTTCTTGGCGCCAACTATCCGGGCACTCAATGGTTGATCAGAGGAAACGACTACAACACGCTCGAATGGCACGACGACACGCCCAAACCATCGCAAGCCGAGCTCGACGCCGCGTGGCCGACCGTCGACTACAACAACCAAGTCGCCGCTGTTGAGAACGCTCGCCGCGCCGACTACGAAACGCAAAGCGACCCGCTGTTCTTCGAATGGCAACGCGGCGACGGAACCGAACAAGCCTGGCTCGACGCCGTCGCCGCCGTAAAAGCCGCCCACCCATACCCGCCGGCCCCATGATCGTGAACGAGGAAGACGCTAAGACGCTCGGCCTCGCCGTCGTCATTTCTGCCATCGTGATTATCTGCCTCTGGATTGGATTCGACCGATGAACATCGCCAACCCGTCGAAAGCAATGATCGCCCTTGTCGCTTTAGTTTGCGTCACGATCCTGCTCGCCACGAACAGCGTCGACCAGTCAGCCGGCACCGGTCTGATCGGCATGATCGCCGGTTACGCCGTTGGTAACGGCATCGCCGCCCGTCGAGGCGAGGAAGTGACCCCGATCATCGGAAAGAAGTCTTGAGATATTACAGTTGGCAACGGGACACGCCACGCGCCCCGTTTGACACTTGCTCACCGAACCTCATCCAGATCCGCAAGTATCTCGAGGAGCGTTGGGGCTTGTGGAATCTTGGCTGTTATGGCCGGCGTCCGATCCGCGGCGGCACCGCCTGGTCGTCCCACGCGTTCGGCGCAGCTCACGACTATTCGTATCGGCGCGACGGGAACCATCCGAACGCACCCTCCCGCGACACCGTCGAGAACGAAGTCATCCCCTGGCTCATCGAGCATCATGAAGTGCTCGGCATTCAACGAATTCACGACTACTGGGCGAAACGGTATTGGGAAGTAGGCCGCGGCTGGATCGGCCGGCCCCCAGGCGCAGTCAACGACCACCTGCACCTCGAGGTCACACCGGACACTTGGGGCTACGCCTCACCAATCTCAGAACGCATCGTCGAAGGTCTGCCCGCACAGACCACTCAGCCGGCCTTCGTCGATGGTCCTCGCTATCCAGGGCATGTCACGAAGCGCGGCAGTTCCGCCAAGTCGCGCGTGAAACTGATTCAGCGTGAGCTCAAGATGCTCGGCTACAAAGTCGGCCCTGTCGACGGCATTTTCGGCCCTATGACCGAAGGCGCCGTGAAGACCTTCCAGTCCGATCAGCATCTCGTCGTAGATGGCTTGGTCGGCCCTAAGACATGGAAGGCTTTGTTCAACTAGCACAAGGAGGCAACTGTGCCAGACATGTCCGACTTCGACGCCGCACGCCCGAAGCCACCGACCCCGAAGATCGAGAAGATCCTCGACGAGCTGGATACCGAACGATCCGAAGCGCTCCGCGCGGCGCTCCTGGATCTTGGATACAGCACGCCCACGATCAAGGCGGTGCTGAGAAAGTGGGGATACGAGATTTCCGAGTATCCGATCGCACAATGGCGACGGGCCAATGTCTAATGAGTTTGACCACGAAGTAGAGCTGCAAGAGCTCCGCGACGCGCTCGTCAGACAGCAACGCGCAACCCGCAAAGCTCACGCCAAATCAGAAGCCATTGTCGAAGCCGTCTACCAGGCGGCGAAAGACGCGGCCCTCACACTTGGACGCGCTTCCAGCGTTCCCAAACCTAAGAGCGACCCACGCAAGAAAAACGTCGAGGTCGCGCTGATTCACGCCACCGACTGGCAGCTCGGCAAACAAACGTCGGACTACGACATCGACACCTGCCGGAAACGCATCGGCCAGTTCGCCGACAAGATTGGCACAGTGACCGAGATCCAGCGGGCCGATCATCCCGTCAAAGAAGCCCATGTCATGTTCGGCGGCGACATGGTCGAAGGCTTAGGCATCTTCCCAGGACAACCGTACGAAGTCGAAGCGCACCTATTCGAGCAGCTGTTCGCCACCGCCGGCCTCATGGAAGATTTCGTGCGCCGGATGCTCGCCATCTTTGAGCATGTCACCGTCACCTGTGAGTACGGGAACCACGGCCGGCTGGGCCGCAAAGGCGACATGCCAGGAGCCGACAACATCGACCGCGTCGCCTACAAGATCGCCGGAGACCGCCTCGAGCACGAACGTATCCAATGGAATACTTCGCCGGCTTGGTATCAGATAGTCGAGATCGGCAACTACGGCGCTTTGCTGGTGCATGGCGACGAGATCAAATCATTCGGTGGCAATACGCCAGCCTTTGGCATCCTTCGCAAATGCAACCAATGGTCGACCGGCGTCATCCCCGAAGCATTCTCCGACGTTTACATGGGTCACTTCCATACGCCGATGACGTTGACAATGGCGAACGGCGGTCAGATCTACGTCACCGGTTCGCCAGAATCGGAGAATGTGTACGCCAAAGAGTTCATGGCCGCGACCGGCCATCCAAGCCAGCGTCTGCATTACGTCGATCCAGAGGCCGGCCGCGTCACGGCATCGTACCTCGTATGGCTTGACTAACGAGC